TTAATGTTTGTTGGAATCTATGGTTTCACCCTGTATGCCTTTGCATAGTTTCAGGATGCTTTCGGCATGCAGTGTAATGTGTCGATGGTTTGGCTTGGTTCGCTCAATATCAATAGCTATTAGCATTGCTGCGCGCAGGTTTTCTGTCGGCTCTACACTTTCAAAAATGTAGGTGTCGTTATGAATAACAATATCGGCATAACCATCTTCTTCTGTGCTTGGTCTGCACTCCACCACAATGTAAGCAGGAACATTATTTGTCATTATCTTTATCCTCATCAAAATCTAAGGATGGTTGCGCTTCCTTAATCAGATCATCCAATTCTTTAAGCATAGCTGGCTTTGTTTGCTTACCATGGATTGATAGAAAGCTTGCTGCGCCTGACAGAGATTGGGTAATCAGCTCAAGTTGTGCTGAAAGCTTGCCAATGCGTACCTGTAGCCCATCTTTGAGTTGACGAGCCAATTCCTCTTGCTCGATGTAGTATTTGCGGATCTCATGACCTTTTTTATTGCGCTCCATCATCCCAAGGTGTTTGGTCATATCCACCGAGATGATGTACTCAATTAGGTTTTGTCCTGTTTTTGAAAGCTCCTCTTTTTTGAGGAGCTTAATAAAATCAAAATTCTCTTCAAAGCCACATTGTTTAATGCGTCGCTTAATCCAATCCGAAAAGTCCGTCTTAACCTCTAACATTTTATGTAGGTCACGCGCATTCACGCCGAGTTGGACTTTTCCATTTAATTCAACTTCGATAAATGGAGTTTGATTTTCAATTTTCACAATTGCATTCATATCGTTTACCTCGTTACCAAATAAAAAAGCCATACAGACATGCGGTAACGAGACATATCTGTATGGCAAAACGGTTAACCCAAGTTTGGATTTATCTTTAAAATTAGATATTTGAAGAAAATAAACTGGCAGGCACGTTGAACATGGAAACGTGCTTTTCGGGGATCAGCCTAGCCAGTGTTCGCCTGAATTTCAGGCATAAAAAAACCTGCCACGAAGGACAGATTTGTTTAAAAGTTAAATTCGTTAATTGACGCGATAATTTATTGAAATGTTGTACTGAATGAAGTCCCCATTATTGCCGAGGTTCTGCACTTGACCTTGTAAGACTTCTAACTGTCCGCTCTTAAAGTATTCAAAATGAGCTAACCAAGCATCAGCGAGCTTTGTTATATCAGCCTCATTAGTTTGAGGTCTTGCAAGGCAATTAATTGAAATAACCCCTGTTCTTCTGGTGCAAGGAGTATCACCTACACCAGCAATGATAGAACTGCCCCATAGAATATTTAAGTCACACCAAAGTCCATCTACAGGAATACTAATCAATGGGCCATTAGGGTATTGAATACGATTTTGCTCAATTCCAGTAAAGGCCATTGCTCTAGTGATAATGGCTTGTCGTGCTTGATCTAAAGTCATTGCCATTTTAACCACCGTATTTTTGAGCAATATAGTTAAAGGTTAAACCGTAAACGCCTTGAGGAGCTTGTCTTGAGTATCCACCTGTTGTTTTTGGTGTTTCTGGCTTATCAGTGAAGTTGCCATATTCAATTTTGGTTGCATAAGGCGCATTCGTTTGGATGTAAACAGTTGAGTAAGGAACAAGGCGAGATAAGACGCTTGTGCCTTTGCTAATGGTTGAACCACCGCCTTTGTCTTTCTCAGCTTCATTAAATGATTGGTCAGTCTGGTTTATGCTGACTCTGTGTGATGCCCTAAATGCCCCTGTATCAACTGGACTTTGGAGAACAACACCTTGTAATGCATCAATCACAATATCTTTTTGCTTTTTGGTTAGATCGGCTTCAATAATTTTAGTGAAGTCACTCGGTTTGCTTGTCCAGCCCATTAAAAGTCACCTCAACTTTACCAAACAGTATCTCAAATACTGGTTCATTCCCTACTGTAAACACTCGACCGTCAATGGTGGTTTTATGTCGAATAAGATAGCCTTTGTTAGTATCTGCAAAGAGTACATACTTACATTCTTCGCCATCTAACAGCACCTTCTTTGGGCCATTAGTGGATTTGCGAACCTCAGCGTGATAAACGCCCTCTTGGTTTACAGCCTGACTTATTAAGTTCCCATCATCTAAGTTAATCATTAGACTTTCCTCAATTGAGCAATCCATGTTGCGTCCGCTGGATCTTTTCCGTAACTCACAACCCGATAATTCCCGCCTTCAATCACCCAAATGTCATTAACATCTGGATCAACTAAAGTACCTGCCGCATCTTTCACTTCATTTTGCAGTAGCACTGCTTTAGAGTCTGTAGCGCGGTAATCTATAGGCTTCACCAAATCTTTTAAATAAGAGCCAAATAGGACGCCTCTACCGCTATAGACATATTCGGCGTAAGCATCTTCACCCGTAGCTGGATTAGAACTAGTTAATATTTTGCGAGTACAGGTAAAGGAATCAACCGCGTCTGCAAGCTCATCCTCAGCATCAAACGCAGCCCCAAGTTCTTGCTGAATCTCATCACGCATTCCCATGGCCTACTCCGTAATGACATGTGTGTTGATGTGATACTTCTCGCTAAAGAATGGCTCAAGTAGATCAAGGATGAATTGCATATCACCACTGACTGTTTCTTCTTTTCCAGCAACATAGGTCTTGCTTACTGATGTTCCAGATTGAGCAGATACGGTCTTAGAAGCAACCACACCTTCTTTAGTGGTATATAGCTGCCCTGATGCTGCAAGCTTCGCCAAATACGCACCTGCGGTAAGAATTGCATCCGGAACCTCACCTTCTGGATAGTCGGGTAAATTTCTAGCATTAAGCCACGCATTAGCCTGCATTACAGCTTTAACCGGATCACCATTTCCCCACCAGTTAGGCCCTAGCTTTTGAGTCACACTTTCGACTGTTACATAGTTCATAGCTTAATCCTAAAAATCTAATTAAGAAGGACGGCCCGAAAGCCGCCCTGCTTTAGTTATGCACCACCATTCTCAGGTGCTTCTGGCACAGGAACCGCTACTTCAGGGTCCTTAATGCCATAGTCACCTGCTGTTTTGGCAGGGTCAAACATGGTGCCAGCTGCTAACGTGTCAGTTGCATCATCAGCATATCGGCGGTCTGTTGGGTATTGGTATTTGTAGTCTGGTTGCTTCTCAGCCATGACTGCTCTCCTTAAAGGTTAGTAATTAGGAAGCGGATTGAGGTGTCTTCTGGTTTGGTTACAAGTTCCCAGTTAGCTGCCTTCTGCAAATCAGCCCAAGATGCACTTAACGACTCACGAGCAGTACCACCAGTTAAAGTGTCCTTAGGTGCAATGAAGCTAAAACCTTGTGGATGGATCAACATGTTGCGACGCGTCCAAAGGATTTCATGACCAGCACCATTACCAGTTGATTGTGTTTCTTCAACCTTCAAATCTTTTGGACCGGGAACAGAGTCATATGCAAATGCGCGTGGACCTGCAAGAATCGTGATGAACTTAGCGTTTGCGCCTGTGCCAATTTGCGTATTGGTATCTGTTTCAATGACTGCGCGCCCGTTGTAAACGGTGATTGGTGGCAAGTTATCACTTGTGGTCACTTGTTCAAGTAATTGCTGTTTACGCATCTTCGCAGCAATACGTGAATGCACGAACATCACACCACGTCCACGTAATGAAGCATTCATTGTGCTTTCCGCATCAATGTAGGCATCTACTGACCAACGTGAAGCATCTGTTGCTGTTGAAGCAGAGATGTCAGTAGTGAATCGCTTGCCGTTCGCCTGGTCATAATTACGCAAGCCAATTACTGTTGCTAGAGCACGGTTTTCGGCAGCTTGTTGCCAATACTTATTCAGCATTCCACCAATAAGCTCAAGTGAATTGACCTTCGATAAATACTGCCCAAGAACAGACTCAAGAAAGCCTTCGTTCATATATGCAACACGGCCTTGCATTTCACCTGCATCAATCGTGCGAGGCATTGCGATATCAGTCAAAATGGTGTTGCCATAGTTCTGTTCAACATTGCCGTCTACACCGTTGATGTATGGAACGACGAATGTTGATGAACCACTTGTAAGCAAAGGACGTAAAGATTCATCAGATACGAATGCACCTGACTGCACGAGTGGCGAAACTGCCACAGGATTTGGACGTAGATAAGATAAAACTACGTCACGGTTAAATACTTCTACTAAAGAAGGCATGGAGTTACTCCCAATAATTAATTATTAAAGTCACCATTCGCTACTGCTGCTTGGAACCCTTGAGGGTCATTCTTTTGGAATTCCAAGCGCTCTTGCGTGGTCATTTCACTTGGTTTCTTGGCAGCTCCACCACCCGAACCACCGCCAGAAGCCCCACTTCCTGACGCATTTGAAGCAACAATTAATGGCTTGAATGCCACATTGCCGCGGAACTCTTTTTTGAGGTCATCAATACTTAAAGCACTAGGTTTGCCCTGCGAATCTAGTACACGTACTTTGACCTCACCGTTTTCATCAGTTTCAACCTGAAGACGATTTGTAATATGTGGAAGCAAAACTGCCTCCGAGCCTTTGATTGAAAGCTCACTTGCTAATGCTTGTGCTGTTTGCCCGACAGTTAATTTGTAGACTTGGTCTTGCAATGCTTTGGTAGCTTCTGCATGTTTTGCTTCTGCTTGTTCAAGTTTGGCTTGCCAAGATGCCTCTAATGCAGCTACATCGCCTTTTTTACGCGCTGCTTCTTCAGCCTCTTTTCGAGCTGCTTCTTCAGCTTCACGTTGTTTTTGCTGGGCAGTTTTCTTTTCACCAAGAAGTTCTTCAACTTTCCGTTTCAGCCCATCCAGTTCTGAATTATCTTGCTGCGGCAGACCTTCAACTTTTAAATAAAATGCACCGTCTTTTTCTTCGTAAAGCGCTTTCATTTCATCTGATAAGCCCTCTAGGCTATCGAGTTTGTATTTCATGTTTTGCTCCCTGAGCGGTTTTGCAGTCACAAACTGCGGGCAATAAAAAAGCACCCGAAGGTGCTAAGGTTTGAATTAAGTTGTTTTCTTGGAATGGTCCAAGACCAGAGGATTAGGTCATTAATAAGTTGCTGTTCCGATGTAGTCATAATCCCAACCTCTTAAACATTTCTTCATCAAGCTTTTTGAGTTCAGCAAGTGTGAATGGCTGACCTGTAAGCGGATCAATAAACTTATCCAGAGAATATTTGCCCTCTTTGAATAGCTTGTATCGGGATGGCCCAAGCCAAGACTTTTGAAAAGCTGCATCTTGTTTATCAAACCAACCTTTGAAAGTTGTATTTGAATCAACCACGCCTATCTCACCTTCACCATTCACTTTATTGTTAAATGGACGCATCCCAATTGTTTTTCCTGAATCATCAGAAACAGGAATTAGGATCGATCTACAGTTGGGGTGAAGTGGTGGCACAGGATGAGGTTCATCTTTCTTATAAACCTTGTCAGAGTAACCCATACAGATTTTAGAAGTACGGCTATCCAGTGTTGCGATGAACTTTACATACTCAACACCAATGGTCTGATACGTTTCATTCAAGGCCACATTTGACACATGACTTCTAGCAGTACGAACCATAGTTGAAATCTGGTTTCTACTTTGATCAAGTAAGCCATCTTGGTAATTGAGAGCTTTCTTACCCTTAATTCGCTGAACAATTTGTTGATTAGTCTGGCCTTGAGATAAGCCGTCTCGAATAGTTTGCTCTACCCGAACTTTTGCATCGTCTGCGATCTTCTCGAATAGGTAATCAAGCAAAATACCGCCACTCAAAGGCGTTTTCTTTGCCTTGTTGAATAGCGTCTTTCCATTTGGTTCTATTTTGCGATTAGCGAGGGTTTTAGCCTGATATGTAGCTTCATACACCGCTAATGCAGTAGCGCTTACAGTGAAGCTCTCAAGCAATCCTGAAGAAACACTTGCCTGCCAAGTCTGAACCAATGTTCTAACTTCTTTCAAAGCAGGTGTTGTGTATTGCCCTGCCATCAATGCAGTCTTTTCAGCATCACTCAATTCATCTAATAAATCTCTTAACTTTGAAAGCATCTCACTAGAGAGTGAATCAAACTGTGTTAAGAGATTATTAATTTCAGTTGAAGACAACCGGTAGAGATAAGCCTGATGTGATACCAGGGCATCAAGTAGAGCTTGTTGTGACAACTGGACGTTCATTTGTCACTCCTGCGATTTAAACCACCATAGGCCTATTAATTGACTCGCTTTCGATACGTGTTTGCTCATCTTCAAAGCTAATTTCTGGCACTTTCCCAGTTGTAAGCAACTCATGGAATGTTTCCATACTCATTCGATTAGCAAGCACCATTTCCCAATAAAACTTAAGCGTATCAAGGTCGATCTTACTTTTAGCAAAATCTTGCTTAATGGTGAGTTTCGCCTTAGATCCGCTTCCGTAATATGCAGCACACCATTTAAGCGCGTATTCCATCGCCTCATTGGTATTAGCCACACACAAAGAAAGGACACTGTACTGGGCAAGCTTTTCATTATTTGATTGGGTAGCAGTCTTATTGACTTGTTCAGTCTCAAGGATCTTCGCCCCCATCGCCTGCATGTACTTTTCTTTAGCATCCATAGCCTGTTTTGCTAAGGTGCTTTCAGTGACTTGCTTGTAGTCAAATGATGAGCCTTTCGGAAGCATTAAAGGATTCTTAGAACCTAAGCGAACACCATTTTTCTGCAACCAGTCGCGCCAACCTTCATCAAGTTCATTAATAACTGGTTGGGCTTGACCACAAATGAAAACCATCTCTTCATAGCTTGCGCTGTTTTGATAATGGGCCAAGTTCATAGTGACAATTGGTTCTAATGGGATCGGGTCAATATTCCAATCATTAGCCAAAGACCCCAAAGGAATAAAAGGAATTTCATTCCATCTTTGGCCTAATGAATTCGTTGGATAGAAGGCATCACCACCCTGTAGTTCTCCTGACTTATCTGTATAAACTTGAACGTTATATTCATTGTTTTCCCTGTTGGGAAAAAGTAACCCACTGGATGCCACTACCAGAACCACCAAAGAATTAGGAGAAGATTATGAATGCGCCAGTGCAAAAGAAAACTCCTAAAAAGAACAAGAAGAAGCAAAAGCCTGTCAAGTTTGAATGGTGTTTTTGCTGCAAAGATCTGATGCAAGTTAGTAACGATGGTCAGTGCACCGTTTGTTATAGCTACATCGTAATGTGATTTAAGCCAGTCTACGGAGTATTAGAAAATGGCACTAAAAATTGTAACAGCTCAAGAGCCAATGCGTGTAGAAACCCTAATTACCTTTATATATGGCGATCCAGGTATTGGCAAAACATCTTTAGCTTTCTCAGCTAAGAACCCTATCCTTTTTGACTTTGATAAAGGCGCACATCGTGCTGGTAAATACCGTAAAGATACGGTTCAAGTTAATAACTGGACTGAGGTTTCATCATTAACAGCAAATGATCTTTTAGGTTATGACACAGTAATTGTAGACACAGCTGGCCGTATGCTTGATGTGATCATCGCTCATCTAGTTAAAGATCAAAAAAACTGCCGTCGTAATTCAAATGAATTATCAATTCAAGGCTACGGCACCCTAAACAGAACATTCACTCACTGGTTTAATCTTTTGCGCAGCTTTGGCAAAGATGTAATTCTTCTTGCACATACTGCCGAAGATAAAAAAGGCGATGACATTATTTTTCGACCTGACATGGTGGGAGCTAGCAAGAAAGAGGCCTACAAGGTTGCAGACATGATGGGGTATATGACAACTCATCAAGGGCAACAAGGAACACAAAAAGCAATCTATTTTGCACCAAGCACAGCATTTCATGCGAAGGACTCAGGGGCAATTGGCAACCTTATTCTCAATGATTTGGATGTACAACCAGATCAACTTGATTCGATTCTAAATCAGGCCAAGAACCACATTAATAGTCTTAGTGAATCTCAGGCTAAAGCACAAAAAGAATTAGATGATTGGGATTCGGAAGTACTAGCAGCTGAATCACTTGAAGACTTTGAAGAGCTTAAAGCCAAACTTCCCCAAGGTCATGTATTTGTTCGCCAAATGTGGAACAAAGCAGTTGAGCAAGCTAGACAGTATGGATTTGCTTATGATGGGCAAACGAAGACATTTACTAGTGTTCAACCTCAGGAGCAAACAGCATGATTATCAGGCTATCGACAACAATGCTCGATAGCTACCTTTGGGGCATATCGAATGATGATATGACCTCAGAGGAACTTGCTAAAGAGTTGTTCTTAGGTAAGACACAAAATATGGCAATGAAGTGTGGCACAGCTTTCCATGCCCTGCTAGAACATGATCTAAATTATGAAGTCACAAAAGAAATGGGCTTTAACTTTCTGTTTAGTGAAGGCCTAGACGGGACTTTAGAACTTGGTGATGTTCGTGAACAAAAGTATGTCACACGTATATTTGATGATGTTGATTTGGTTGCAAAGATTGATGCTGAGACTAGTTCAAAGCTAATTGACCACAAGCTTACCGCTGCATTTGATCCAGATAAATACATGGACGCATATCAGTGGCGTGCATATTTATTAGTTAAGCAATACGACAACTTTAAGTACCAAGTATTTGAACACTCAGGCTTAGATAAAGTTGTGGACGGTTTAACAGAAGTAAAAATTAAAAGCTATCACGAATTACACCAGCACTCATATCTAAACATGGAATCAGATGTTAAAGCACTTGTTCGTGAAGTAGCTGACTTTGCTAAATATTGGAAACCAAAATTAGGAGTGGCAGCATGACAGATTTGAATAAGGAAAGAGAGGCTTTTCTGAATACCTTCCAATATTACAAAGGAAGCAGAGACATTATTTTTAGTAATGAGCATGAACTGTTTATGACTAGATCAAACAATCCTTCTGAAATTGCTCAGAAAGAAATAAGCAACATGAATAGCCGTTGGGATGCTTGGCTTAGATGTGCAAAGCATCGTGATGCAGAGCTAGAAAAAGCCAAAGCTCAGGCGGTGCCAGAGGGTTATGTTCTTTTACCAAGAGTACCAACTGAAAAGATGTTCCAAGCATATGAACGATATTCAGTCGCGCCGATGTCGACGCTGAGTAAAACTGGATATAAGGCAATGGTTGAAGCAGCAGGTGATCAAAATGAAAACTCTTAAAATTACTTGGCTTGATGCTTGCTCTAATTGTGGTTTTGGCGACTATGCAGAAGTAACAACTGAACGTGGCATTGGGTGCTACTTGTGGGATGGGGACAAGGTTCAGTGTCCTAATTGCAATCACAAGGGTGAAATAGAATGTGATTCAGGGGTTGCCTTTGTCAATTGGGATGAAGTTGAAGAAGCAAGCGAATCGGGAGCTGAACAATGAGCATAACTCTTAATGGTCACCAATTAAAAAGCCTTCTCGAATTTGTAAATCCAGATGGTGAAAATGATTTAGATCAACTTGAAACTGAACTAACTATTAAATTTTTTGAAGATGGGCACAGTGGCAAAGGCTATTACTTTTGGATGACCGAATATCCAGAGGAAGGCAGCATGTTGTTGGATGTTGAATCGGGAGCTGAGGGATGAGTGGATTTGAAAACCTGAAAATTGCTATTACTGAAGATCAGCCCTTAAAACTTGTTTGTGATTTGCTGATTGAAATTGGTTATAGCCCAATTAATAAATATTCAATTGAGAATTACCATAAGTTTGTCACCACAAATATCAAGGGCCATATAACAGGTTGGAATTTAAATTTGCTTTCAGATACGGATTTTAAACCAACCTCATTAAGTGATTTGATCAAGTTGCGTAATAAAGTTAAAGCGGAAAGTAAGGAGGGTGAAATGTTATTGACTACTGATGAAGTTGAACTAATCAAAACATGTGATGAAAGCCCTGAACAATATGATGCAGTTTTTCAAGGTCAACAGATTGGATATCTCCGCTTAAGACATGGTGAATTTAGAGTTGATTATCCTGATTGTGGTGATGAGACAATTTACTATTCACAAGAAATGCTTGGTGATGGGAAGTTTGAAGATAGTGAACGTGAGCACTTCTTATTGAAAGCCAAAAAAGCAATCGTTAAGAAGTTTAATGAAATGGAGGGGTGAATGGAGATTGATCGTCGTGTACGTGCTAAAGAATTTATGATGCTAATGTCTATTGGCCGGACTAAATTCTATCGCATGATCAAGAATGGTGAAATTCCACAACCAATTAAGGTTAGTGAGAAAGAAGTGTTTTGGCACGAATCTAGTGTTAAGAAAGTTGTCGAAAAACACAAAGATAATTCTGATATGATAGCCTGCTAA